AGCTGTGGATACGGTGCATGAACAAAGATAAACAGGCTTGGGATATGATGAAGAAATATAATATCCAAGATGTTGTATTGTTGGAAAAGGTCTATGAAAAGATGTTGTCTTGGATTAGAAACCATCCAAACCATAATAGCTATAGTCAGGGTGTTGTTTGTCCTAACTGTGGTGGTAGTAATCTTATTAAGAGAGGTTTAGCTTGCAATACAAATACCGTTTATCAGAGGCTACGCTGCAAAGACTGCGGCAAATGGTCGAGAAGCAACAAACAGATGAAAGACTTGAAAAAATTCGAGTCCGCCATCAGCATCTAGGGAGAAGTATGGATATAGACGAAATAGCAGAAGTAATGACTGGCAAGCTCATCGAAGAAGTTATGGTGACTTTTGGTGAGGATACTATGACTTTATTCTTGTCAGATGGTTCTAGTATTGAAATTGTTATAGACTCTATCTATGCAGACATACCTGAACTAGATGACTAAGCGTGTTATAACGCTGCCAGACGGCACAGAAACGGATAATTATAGTCAGGACTACCAAAGGTATTGCGAAGCCCTCAATCTATCCAAGAAACCGCTTATGCAACGCCAAGCATGGTTAAATAAACTACAAGATGAAAAACGAGTCGATACTTTAAAGTATTGGTTAAAATTAATATGGGAAACTAAGTAATGGCAACATTAAAAGAAAGATTAGGTATTGGCAAACATCCATATGAATATCTTGGTGAAGGTATTCGTGACTTTGCTGGATTGCTTGGAGAAGGAACTGAAGTCGTAAAAGATAAATTAAACCAGCTACCACCTATAGAAGTTGTTCCGTCACAAACTGGATACAGATCAGATATGGTTGTTCCTAAAGGAACTCCAGTATCACAAAAAGGAGTTGCACTCAACGACTATGGTAATTTTCTTATTGGTAATACAGATGTTGCATTAAAAGATATATCACAAGGTGTTGCACCTCACCCTATGGATGCGTTAGATTTAGGTGCTGGTTTTGCATCTTTATTAGGTGGTGGTGGATTAGCTTTTAAAACAGGGAAAAAAGGATTAGATGTATTTAGAAAAGGAAATGCTGTTGAAAATGCAATAGCAGCAAAAAAAATAGATGCAGATAAAGTTTCTAACTCAGTTTTTGCAAAACAAGATAATGTTAATATACCTAAAACAGAAGATGTGTTAAATAAAAATTATCACAAGTATCAAAATATGGAAGATATTAATAAAAATCTTTTACCATATGAGTCTGACTTGCAAGCTACATTAGATGATGTTGCTCCAAACAGTGCAAAAGTTTATACAAGGGCAAAATTGCCAGAAAAAGTACAACTTAAAGTAGATGCAGGAAAAAATCCACAAAATATATCAGACTATGTAGGAGGTCGTATTGTAGTTGACAAAGCAGAAGATGTTATTCCTACACTTAATAAATTAGATAAAAAAGCCAACATATTATCTATTGACAACTGGTTTGATAAGTTTGGTCATCCAGCCAATAAAGATGGCTATCGAGCTGTTCATGTGCAACTTGGAAACACAAAAGGAACATCAGCAGAAGTACAGATTATACCTAAAGACTTTATTGAAATAAATGATGCAGGTAAAGCTGCTTACGATAACTTAAGACATAAAGCAAATAAATTATCTACTCCAGAATATCTGAAAAATAAATATGTTCAAAAATCATCTGAGCTAAAAAGAGATCTTATCTATAACAGAATGGATAAGGAGATGAATCCAACAGCTCCATTAAACATTAAAGATGAAGAATTGCTTAAATATGGATTAGTAGGTCAAAACTCTGATGAAAGAGCAATAAGAACTAAAAACCGACTAGAAAGCATATTAGGCATACCAGATCAAAATAGACTTGCCAATAACTTTGGACTTCTTTTTTAGGTGTATATTTTTTAGAAACCATTTTTCTAAATCCTTAAATGAGGCAAAGTCAATCTTTTTAACTTTGCCAACTTTACTTCTTATATATTTCACTTTCATCATTATCTCCTTCAAAAAATACTTCTATTATTATTGTAGCAATGCCGATGGGAATCCAAAAGATTCCCACCACATACAGAACAAAAAACCAATCTTCTATCATTTTTTATCCTCTTTAAACATATTGTGTAAGTCATCCATAAGTCTGTCATGAAACTCTTCAGGTGACTCATCTGGAACTTGACCAAAATACTCTGCTAAATCTTGATCTAATTCTTGAAATATATCTTTTACTTTTGGCATAATTATCTCCTTAGTCTCTGTTTTCTATTTGATTTACTAAAGCCTGATCTTCATTGTATTTAGGCTGCTCTTCACTATCTCTTTCCCAGTCAGCCTCGTACAAGCCACGATCAAAAGCATAGAAACTGTCAGGCAACTTACTAAAGCCGTAATTCTCAACTAAGTAGAACTCATCTTTAGCAAGATCAGGACTCTTAATAACATCTCCAACAGATACACTGTGCATAGCACCGAGAATCTTGACATCAGGGTTGTCCCAAGCATTATTACCCTTACCAAATACATCCTCTAAATTTTCCGCCCAAATATCAGCGACATGGTTGTAATCTTGGTATCTAATGTTAGCTTTGGCTAACTCTGCTTTACTTTTGAAATGTAGATCAATGTTTCTTCTGTGACGACCTACCGCATCGTGACCAAACTCATTGATACGATCATGCTCAGGTCTTGATAGGTTTACTTGATAGACTTTAAATTGCTTTTTCATTTTTATCTCCTTAATTAATTATCACCACATAGTTATTATCTTACATATAAAAAAACTTGTCAAGCATTTTTATAAAAATAATACTAAAAATATTCCACACACTGCAACTAAACATACATCATTAAAATCCATATTTATTCCTCCGAAAATATTACCTTATTATCTGGAAACATCTTATAGCGTTTACCTGTAATATGATTTTCAACTTCCACTCTTACTCCACCATCACCCTCTTTAAAAAACTGTAGATCTAACCACATACCATCAATCGCTATTTTTTTTGTTTGCATTTTTACATATTCCATTTGCTGACAAGTCTCTACCGCACCACCATTTTTTCTTGTCATATGTGTTAGCAGGTTGTTTACACTTGTGGCAGACCTGACCTTTTAATTTAATAACCATCTATCTACTACTTCCAATATTATCACAAGCAATATACAAGCAAAGCCTATTGCATAGCAGATTTCACATGGCTCATTAGTCTTCATCGTGCAAAGGATCTTCTATCCATTCATCTGGCATAACAGGACTAGACAGATCGAACCTTTTGCTAGCTTCTTCATAAAAAGATTGCCAAGTTTCGTTAGCCTTATCTAAGTCTTGCTTTTGCAATTTCACATCATCATGCTTTTCTAAAAATCTTGCAGCGTATTTAATATGGTTAGCCATATGAACACACTCAATACCTTTTAGCTTATGAAGCATAAACTCTATTACCTGATAACATTCTAATCCAGCCCTGTTATACCAAGCTGGCTTTTTTACTGGATCACTCATTTTACTACCTCTTTATCTACAATAATTAAATCTTCAAAGATTTCACATTGTGTATCTTTGACCTGTAAGTAGATGCTCTCTATATCCATCGACTTAATTAGTTTGCCATCATGGCAAATAAACTCTGGTCTCGGTTGCTCTTTTATTAAATCATAATGCACATAAATTCCAAGTGCAAGAAATAAGAATAAGAAGCATAAAAAAACTTTAATACATTTCCTTAGCATATTTTAATCCTCGATTGTCTGTAATACTTGTAATACAAAGTATAATTATACTTGTAAAAAAATTTATATAGAAAGGATAACATTATGTGGACAAAACCAACAGCTACTGAAATGAGATTCGGTTTCGAAGTAACAATGTATGTATGCAATAAGTAATTCTTTGCAAAGATAAAGGGGAGATATAAACTCCCCTTTTTATTAGAATGGCACATCTTCTTCAAGTTCTGCCTGAGCTGGAGTAGATCCAGCATCTGTATACATCACCCTTACATTACCAAGAATAGGTGTTTGCACACCATTAGTTCTTTCCTCTTTAGTAACACTTTGACTAATGAATCCATTGTTATCGTATTTATCTTTATTATCAATATCTACAAATGTAGTCAGGTTAAGGTAGTTACCTTTTTCACCTTTATACAATCTGCTTTTATCAATCTTAGATACATCAATACTAATATTTAATCCTACTTTCATATTATCTCCTTAAAATCTTAAATTAATTTTATTACTTCTTTTATAATTGTATATCTCTTCAATTAAAGTCAAGTACTGCTGCACATCTGTACAATCTACTAAACTTCTGGATTGAAAAGATAATTTATTTAAAAACTCTGCATGATTGTAATCAGGTTTTATAAACACATCTAACATAGCATAAACAAAGTTTCTACGCTTATATCCATCATAATACTTACTTATCATAGATATTTTATTGGCGTTATTTACAGCTTCATCATAATCTCTAATTTCAAATGTACCATTTTTAAAATCTAAATTGTTTTTTGATCCATGATACCTTCTGTTGTTAGATAATAATGCTGCTGTTTCATTATGATTAAAACCGTACTGTTTTTTAAACTCACGATATTTAATATAATTTTTATAGCCAAGTTTACAGTAACCGTCTAAATAATCATCAGCGTTCCAATTTTTTAAATTAGAGTTTAATCTCTGCACATCTTTTAATCCAAGATCATTAACCATAATATAATAAATTGGTTTTTTTAATTCTTTTGCTGACTCAAAACGATGCTGTCCATCTATAATTTCATAGTGTTGGTTTACAATGATTGGAATCATTATATACTTTTCTTCTATAGATTTTTTTAATCGTTTTAAATGGAGCTGATTAATGTTTCGATTACCATCTATTATTTTAAATAAAGAGTAATCAGTGGTCTTAAAAACTTGATTTACTTGTGTCATACTTAGTTCTCCTTAGTATATATAGGTTTCCTCTTGTAACGAGGAGGTTCAACATCATCTCTTACAAACTGGACAAACTCTTCCGCCTTCGGTATGAACCAGTCCATAAAAGACTCATCATAGAACACCATCTCTTTCGAGGTTTCATTTGGTGTCCATATGTAAAACCAGCACGCTTCTATCGGTTGCTGTGCAACTGCACTTACACAAAACATCTGTACTTGCATTTGAAAATAGTAGCGTTCTGGAATTTCTGGATAAATTTTTTGAGTGAATGGGCATTTTATCTCTACAGGAATAATACCTAGATAACCATCAGGTGATGCACCTAAAGGTCGATCAGGATGAACTACTAATTTATTACCTGCACGACAAATACCCCTCATCTCATCTTCAAACGCTGCAAGAGCTATATGCTCATGATCGTTTCCCCATTCAGTCATCTCATTACCTTGAAAAGGCTCTGCACGACCTGTTTTCTCCCTCCATAACTTTTGTCTCTCGTAGACTGCCGACCATGCTTGGCTAGCAGTCACGATTGAGTTACGAAGTTTCTTATTACTTAGATGCGAACTCATCTGTATACTCTCTTATTTGATCTCTAGCATCTGGAGTTAATCTTCTCCAATACTCTTTTTTAGTTTTATCATCTAACTTTTTCATTTCGGTTATATGATGTTCGGCTGTTCCTCTAGATATTTTTTTGATTTGTGGTTTTGTTTCAGGGCGATCAATCTCATCTTCAGAGTAAATAAACCCATGTAATCCTAGCAATTTAAGAACTGCTCTATCTACTGCTCTTTTTTCTGCCATTGCAACTGTATAACTGTTTTTACAATTATGAGGTGCTGCTTCACCATATGTTGTTACAGTTTGATCTTTTAATTTTGCTACACATTTAATGACAGCAATTTTATTTTTTGTATCAAACTCTACTTCATGTAACTCATACTGGATATTGTTTTGTGCTGCAGCAATCTCAATCCACTTGTGATACATAACCCAAGTACCATGACAATCCCACAAACATTCTTGCCAGTCGAAGCCTTGCTTTTGCAAGACTTCTTTTACTCTATCATCAATTTTTTTCTTAGCCATTCTCTTTCTCCTGCTGTTGTTGCAATATGTAATTATGTAACTCTTGCAGGTCTTCTTTAATACCAGCTATTGCATTTGCTTGTATTTCGTTTTGCTCCAGAATGGCATTAGTTACAGAGTGAAGTTCATATTGTAATGACTCCATGTATTGATCTTTAGATGCACTCATTATACTGCCTCCTTTACTGCTTGATCTTTAAGAAATTCTACATCATCTTTATTAAGGTCATTAAGAACACTCTGTCCATTCTCGAATGGTGTAACATCACGAGCATCACTAACCTCAACATCTAAAAGATCTACAATAACTTCTGTAGGGTATCCGACAACTTTTTCTTCTCGGATATTTGCTGATACTGCAAAATTAACATCAAAGCTACGATACTTATCTTCAAATGTTAGTTCTTGATTAAATTGTACTTCCATAATTATTATCTCCTTATTTATTAACTTCAACTAAACTATATAACAAAAAAAATACTTTTGCAAATTATTTTGTAAAAAATCTTGCATTACAAAAAACACTGCATTACAATCATATTAATTCTGACTACATCCTCTAAACGCATGAGCTAGAAAAATGTCAGGGCAAATTTAAAAATAAAGGAAAAAATATGACATATAACGAAGCAGTAGAAAAATTTGGTGGCAGTCGTAGAGAGTTAGCTAAGGCTTTAGACATATCTACACAAGCTGTTGCACACTGGGCAAAAACACCAGATCGTGATATTCCAGACTACAGAGCAATACAGATTAAATATGTTCTTGAACAGGTTTAGTCATAAAGTTGTAGATCAGGAAGGTTTTTCTTTAATGCAATTTACATCTTATGCAGATGCTAAATGGTTTGTAAGAAATAAACCTGACTATAAAGTAAAAAAGATCAAGTTTGATTTATCACAAATGGAGGAGTGTTTATTTTGAGAATAAGAAATTGGGACAAATTCCAACACTATAAGCCTATGCACAGCAAATACAAAAAACAAATGACATGGTTGAAACTTTATGGTGGAGACATATTAAATGACATTGATTGGTTTGAACTATCCGATACCAATAAAGCAATATATATTGAGTTGTTATGTTTAGCTAGTCAGAATCATGGAAATCTACCTGATATAAAGACTATTGCATTTAGACTAAGACGGTCAAAAGACCAGTTACAAAAGGCTTTAGACGATTTAGTGCATTGGATAGAAGA